CTTTTTGATAATTCCTTGCTCGTGTATTGGTGGATATAACCAACCACGAATTAAAAAGTCTAATTGCCAATTGACAATTCGATGGTCGCCAAAATTACCTTCAAATTCATCCGTCATTGTGACACCTGTTAATTCGATAGGAATATCTCTCTTCATATCTAGTTCAGGAACTTCTTCAATAACGACATTGAAATCTGGTTGAAAGTATGGTACAATTTGCTCTATAATCTGTAAGCCATCATCCATCAAGTCGCAATAAACATCTAGTGTAAATGTGAAGTTGTATGGAATAGGCGATAATATCGTATATGCTTTGTCTGTGCCAGTCCTATTAAATCTATGTGTCTGCATCTGATTACCCGCACGGGAGTAATCTGCTTCAATACCGTTCAGAATAAATCCCATTCGTGGGACTTGTTTGTTTTTTGCTGAATCTTTAACCAGCCTTGCCAGATATTTCTTCTGGGACTCATATGCTAGAGGTACTCGAATATCTTTAATTAGTGTACCATCTGATTCGGTTCTTTGAACGTGAATATTGTTAAACACTGAGCCAAACGCAATAATGAGTTTCTTCGTTGTTCCGTGGTAAAAAGTAGTTCCAAACATTAGTTAGTACTCCCAAAAGGATTCATCTCTGATAAATCCAAAACATCATCATCCATAGTATCCCAATCTGGTGTACCAAGTTCACTGTCGATTGCGGCCTGTATTTCAGCCTCTACGCCTTCTATTTCAGCATCAACAACATCAATTGCTTCACCACCATATTCCCAAGGTTTAAGCGTTAAAGTCCACACGTGTTGTGGGCCTTCTGGTGTCGGATAGAATGAACTGTCATTGCCGACAAATGTTACTTCAAATAATGCTTCTGCATCTGCAAAGTATAACAAATCTCCTGCAATTGGTTTATCATCGTCTGTAGCCGCTGTTTGTTCTGCAAAGGAGGTCTTCGTAAAGGAAACTTTCATTTCGTCTGTTACAGACACACCAAATTTGCCGTAGAAATCTCCGACATCTCCGTATTCTTGGTAATCGTCAATCAGGATATTAAACTGCCATACAGTATCAAACTTGCTTGTTGGGTCTTCTCCAAATATTGGGTCGAGACCAGTTCCATACTTCCGCGGAAGATACTTTGCTGTAAACCCAATTACGGCAACTACTTCTTCAACGATATCCTTAATCATTGGCGACTTGGACATATTATCGAACATTCCCATCGTATTATCCTACTAAGAAATTAACTGGAAGTTCATAATTAAGTGAAAATTCTTCTTGAAGTTTTTCAATCTCTTCTTTCGCTTCATCCCAAACTTGTTGACCATTTACTGTAATCCCACCAGGTAATGGCATCCCGTCAAATTGTTTCATATTTGCACCCCACTGTTGCTTTATTTGAGCAGTGGCATACTTCTTAATCCATTCATCGTTGTATACATCTACAGCGAATCCGGATGCTTCGTCTGGAGTTACGGCTTTCCACGCTCTTAGAAGCATAGAGTGTCCTGTAGTCCAAGTACCTGAAGCGGTTTCACAAGCGGCTTTAGTTAGTATCGTATCATCTGAACAAACAGGTCCAATGATTTTGCCAGAGTGTGAATGTAATTGATTTGTTGCTTTGTTGAATGAGAAAGTTCTGTCTGGATTGAAATAACTAGAAACCATATCTAAATGTTCCATTGTTATTTCATAATATGCCATACTAACTTTGGTCATATCAAACATCTCATCCGCCATAATCTTGTAGCGGACATCATTCATTGCTTCTGAGGAGAATCGTCCTGGCTCAAATATTCTAGTTACTGCTATAATTGATTCATCTAGCGTAATATATTGATTAGTAGCATCCGTAGCCGTGAACTCTACAGTAAGAAACTTTTCCTCTGCACCATCAAAATGTCGCTCAATGAAGAGTTGAATCGCATCATCAATTCGGTCGAATGCCTGTATAGGGTCGACTTGAATTTCTATCTTAGGAGAACCTAGTTTCCTAAAAGCATAATCCATTAACTCCTGTGCTGTCTGTATTTTTGCCATAATTTACCTCGTATTCATTTCTTGTTCTATTTATGTTGTTTCAATTCTTTCATAATTGTCTTGTACTGCTTCCTAATTGACCACCGAAACCTCAGTATCGTGTAGATAAACATTGAAATTGTCATTGAATATCCAATATGGATTACTGCCTGAATCATATGTGGTTGTCCGTGTTGGTCTACGGCCATCATTGCTTCTGCTAACTCAGGATAACAAAGGAAACAGTTATATGAACTGTAAAATGTTATGAGGGCTCCAAGCAATATTGCAGAACGGGCCCAACAGGAATAATACTTCCTGTGGCGTAGTGTAAAAAAGAATGCACCGAAGGCTAATGCTGTGACTATTATCGAGAGATATTTCTCGACTTCAAATACTAGTGTAGTGTCCATTATAGTTTCATCCGCTCTTTATCCAATATATCACAAGGCCTATACCTGCGGACAATACTAGCCAAAAGAGTCGTTCTCCGTTACCTATTTGCATTTTGCTAGTCGATATATCTATTTGCTGGTCATCGGTTTGGTCAATAAGTTTATCCAACTTCTTTTCGATGCGGTCCACACTATTGTAAACCGTTTTCATCTGTTCTTCAAGTCGGGTAATTCTTTCTTTCATATTATCGATACCGGACCACAGTCTCTCTAGCGTTTCGATTCCTGTGTCCATATTTTCCCTAACGTATATATAATTGTGTTACTTAAAAGTATTTCTATAGCCTTTCTATTGGCTCTAATAGTATTTATATAAAAGTGTGAGTTGGAGATGATATTATGAATAAACGAATTTATGTAGTGGGTGATGTGATGCTAGACACATACTGGTCAGGAGTCTCGACCCGTATCTCGCCTGAAAGTCCCGTACCTGTAGTTGATGATGTACAAATCGAAAATCGACTAGGAGGCGCTGGTAACGTCTGCCAGTCGCTTAAAGTATTTACAGACGATGTAGTGCTTTTTTCTGTGGTGGGTCTGGATAGAGAGGGTGGTCTTGTCGCCCAACTGCTGGCTGAGAACGACATTGCAAACGACTTGTCTCTGGGCCCAGAGTCAAAAACAGTCACTAAAACACGTATACTGTCGAATGACCAACAACTCTGTCGATTAGACAGTGGGTACGTTAAAGACGCTCCTCCCTCATTTGGAGAGTCACCAGACGTTGTTATAATAAGCGATTATGGTAAGGGTACGATAACACCTGAAGTAATTGACAATATTATCTATGATAACGACTGCCCTATTCTAGTTGACCCAAAGGGAACAAACTGGGAAAAATATAGTGGTGTCTACGCAATAACTCCTAATAGAAAAGAATTTGAAGATGCGTATGGAGAATTGACATTTGAAACCGCTACAGATGTTATAGAAGAATTGGACTTACAAGGAATTCTAATAACTCTAGGTGCAAATGGAATGTGGTGGATTGGTAGAGACGGCACATCTATTATAAGACCAGTACCTGAAATCGACCAAGTTCGAGATGTTACTGGCGCAGGAGATACAGTAATCGCAACCTTTGGTCTATTTCTAGATAGGGGGATTACAGTTGCTATGGATTTCGCAAATAGGGCCGCTGGTAATGTTGTAACTAAATTGGGTACATCGACTCCAGACAAGGAGGCCGTTGTTGAGACTGTAGTATTCACAAACGGGTGCTTTGATATAATTCATTCAGGACATATCGCCTTGCTCAATCAGGCATCTTCGTTTGGAGACAGGCTGGTGGTAGGGCTAAATAGTGATGCTTCGATGACTCGAATTAAACGAAAACCTGTTAATAGTCAAGAAGAAAGGAAGAAAGTATTAGAAGCAATTACAGGAGTTGATAATGTAATTATATTTGAAACTAATACGCCATATGACTTGATTAAATCATTAGAACCTGATATAATAGTAAAAGGCGGTGATTACACGATTGACCAAGTTGTCGGAAACGATTTAGCAGAGGTCAAGATTATTGATACTATTAAAGGCAAGAGTACAAGTGAAACAATAGAGAGAGCAAAATATGTCAGATAAAATTATTAAAGGATGGGGTCACGAACTCATCATTGAAAGCAATGAAACCTACTGTATGAAACAACTCTGTTTCTTTGCAAAGGGACACAAATCGTCCTTTCACTTCCACAAAAACAAAACAGAAACTTGGCTAATCCAAAAGGGGTCTGTTTCAGTTGAAATGATGGATATGAAAGATGCGACCACTAAAACTATTATTTTGAAAGAGGGAGATACGCTTCATAT